TGGTGCTGTATTTACACCATAAAAGGAGATAGAAAATGGGAAGATATGAAGTAGCAAGATCAACAATAGACGGAACTCAACATGCAGTATTCGATTCAGCGGTAATAGCTTATGCAGATACAAACGAACACGCATTGACAACAAATCCACTTGAAAATATAGAATACTATAAAGAGTTAGTATTTGAAATCAAGGTAACATCAGGTGCAGGAACAACCGCACAAACACTTACACTCGGTTTTGCAACAAGTAATTACGAGGTTACAGGTGCTGAGGCAATCGCAGCATTTGAAAGTGGATATTGGGAAGAGAAAGAAATTACTCTTAATGCAGGTGCAGATGTGCTTTACTACAAAACAACTATTGCCGCCGCTGATATTAAAGGAAAATTCCTTTACAGCAAATACGCTTATGGTGCAGACCCAACGGGTGACCCAACAGTAGAAGTCAAACTCAACTTAATTTAAGGCGGTCTTATGGCAACTTATTATGTAAGAACTGATGGTAATGACGGGAATTTAGGAACTTCCGATAGTGCTGGCGGTGCTTGGTTAACTCCGATTTATGCTTGGAGTCAGGTAAGTGATAATGACACAATATCTGTTAATGCTGGAACGTATGTAATAGATTCAAGCATAGCGGCAGGAACGCTTACTTACGGCATATATATGAACGCTGCAAAAATTGTTGATTGGATTGCGGTTGGTTCTGTAACATTTCAAGCATCAGCAAACGAAACATATTCGTTACTCTACATAAGGGGAAATACAAAATCAGTTACGTTTACTGGGTTTATATTTGATAATGATGGTAAGTCAAACACAGCAACAGTATATATTCATTCTACCGCTGGTAATGAAGTTTTTACTAATTGTACTTGGATAAATGGCAAGGTAAAAGACCTTTATGATTTGGGCGAAGATTCAACCTATGATAATTGCACGTTTAATAGTACATTATTAACAAGTCATGCCATACAAACAAGGAGTGATGACATTACGTTTAATGACTGTACTTTCTCAAGTACTACAGCAGGAGCATTAATAAAGTTTGATGGTGGCAGTGGTGGTAATCTTACAATGGATGGATTAACTGTTACATCTACAAGTTATGCACAAGGTGTTTTAATAGAAGCGTCTGGTACGTTCTTATTCAAAGATGTTACCGTAAGTGGGGCAACAACGTTAGGTAGTGTTCTACAAGTTGATGCGGGTGGTAAATCTGGTAGCATAGAAATAGATAATTGGGATGTTGATATAGCAGCCAATCCGTCAACAGGTGGAATATATTCACTTCTCAGTCATTTTACTTGGAATATACACGACTCAGATTTTAACTATACACACGTTGGATTTAATAAAGCAGTAATACAACTGCGTGACCAAGATACTACAACAATTAGCGATAATGTATTTAATGTAGAATCGGAAGCAGCATCTACTGAAATTTATTTATATTCTACGGGGTCAACAACAGGACAACAAACAGTAGAAAATAACACTCTTAAAAGCAAAACATTGACAGGTTATCATGTATTTATTGGTAGTGAAGTAGCAGGTGCTGGCGATGATGATTTAACTGGTACGATTATTTCAGGTAATGATGTTTATGGTGCAATATACTATGATGCCGCTAAAACCCCTTCTGCACACGGAATTATCATAGGATATAATATAGACGGTGTTATAAAAGAAAATTATGTTAATGGTACTGGGATTGGAATAATCGTAAAATCGTCTGGTGATGCTTATGCTTCTGGTGGAATATCTAATAATATTATAATAAACAACTATACTGAAAATATCTATGTAAAAGGAACACAAGACGTTCCAATATATAACAACACGATTATCCAAACTGTTGACGTATCAACTACTGGAATACGCATAGCAAAGAATGGAGTTTTAGGTGATTCTGATGATTGTATAGTAAAGAACAATGTAATCTATAGTACGATTACAGCAGGTAACTTTTATGCAATTCTATTGGGTGTTGAAGAGTTTGCCGCTGGATATGTAATAGATTATAATGATTGTTTTAGTACACAGGGGACTGGGTTCAGATCAGCATCAAATGGTTCTACATATACATCATTAACAACATGGCAAGCCCAAGTAACAGCGGCTAATTCGATTAATTCAGACCCATCATTCAATGATAACTATTCTATAAAAAGCAATTCTAAATGTAAGAGTTCAGGAGAAATTCTGAGTAGCCCTTACTATTATCAATTAATGTATAATGCTAAATTCCCAGACCCAGCATTAAAACAACAGAGTGGAAGATGGAATATGGGTGCTTATTCTGCAAGTTCTGGTGGTGGAAGAAGAAGGAGAAGATAATGAAACTATATGTAGCAGACGCTAAGAGTGATTTCACAAGGCACAACATCACGGCTTATATTGACCACATAGATGGGTTATGTTACAATCTAACAGGTGATTTTACAGATGTTCCATATTCAGCTTATAAAACCACAATAGGAATAGAATCTATCGGTTATAAATTCAGAGCGTTAGTGTATTCTAAAACTGATACTGAAATGATAATCTATGCACCTCTTTAATTACTTTAGATGTGAGTGGTTGGGATGTAAGTAATGTTACCACTATAGCTCATATTGTTCGTGGTTGTTCAAGTTTAGAAGTCTTAAATGTGAGTGGTTGGGATACCTCAAAAGTAACTACGTTAGCGTCTGCTTTCCGAAATACTGACGGTCTCGACACAAATGATTATAAAGCTGTTCAATATTGGGATATAGGTGTATTAACAGATGCAACCAATATGCTCGATGCTTGCACCAACTCACTATCAACATCAGACTACAACGCAGTATTAACAGCTTGGGAAGGACAACCACATCAAGATAATGTAACTGTCCATTTTAATAATGCAAAACATAGTGGTGCGGGAACAATAGCAAGGGCAGCATTAGTTGCAGATGGTTGGACAATAACTGATGGGGTGCAGAATGATACTGACAAAAGAATACAGATTGGTATGGAATAATGATGAGATTATACTCTACGGTCAATTTGAATTAACAACGCAAACGGAAACTGAGCATAATGCACTTGATTTTAACACACAAGAAGAATTAGATAGTAAAGTGTTGGAATTAGGTTTCGAGATACCTAAAAATAAAATAGGAGGAAAAGATGAATGAAATTTTACAGTTAATCCTTAACAGCGGATTTAGTATTGCAGCGATTGTTGGTGTAATCGGTTTAATATTAAATTTTTTGTTAAAGAAATTCGTAACGGAAGTAAATATTACTAAATGGGGAGATGCGGTTAAAGTATTTTTCAAAGGTTTAGGAATAGCTTGTACTCTCGGTCTAAGTAAAATCCCTTACGTTAAAAGCGTCTGGAACAGTATTTTAGAACCATACATTGTTATCGGACTAAGAATGTTAATTCTAAATATGGTCGCAGGCTTCATTGAAGGCTTAGAAACTGACAACGAAAGTTTCAAAAGTAATTAGGGATTGAGTTATCAAAAGTGGCATTTATCCATTTAGGGTTATAACCAGACAGCCTGAGATAGCTCATTTAAAAAAGGAAATATGAAAAAATTAATACTGATCGTTTTTATTTTATTTGCCATTAGTTTACAGGCGAAGATCTTGCAAAACTTCAACTTCGGCACATCATTCTCGGCACGTAGTTCTCAAATTGGTGAATATTTCGATTATGAAATTGCCATAGAATTTGAAAAACCAGACTTGATATACATTGAAATAGAAAAAGAAAGAGAGAATGATAATTGTTACTATAATCACGAGTTTAAATTGAGCCACAGTAGGTCATTTTTAACTTCTAACGCTAAATGGCTAAATATACAGTCGAGAGATATAGATTTAAAACAAATTGATGTCAGGGGTGTTTATTCTAAATATAGTTTAGGAATTGCTCAACAGTGGAATAATGATATACCTGAAACGAAAATAGTATCGGGTATTGAATATAAAACGAGATTATATATATTGAACTTTTTATTTGGACAGGATTTTTTAACTGGTAATTTTAAGGAGTGGGACACTGAGACTAATTGTAAGATAGATTTTGATATTTATTTTATAAACGTATACTGGAAAAGTATAATAAAGAATTATGGAATTTTAGATTGGAAAACTAAATTTGGAATCGGAATAAAATTATAAGGAATTGAAAAATGGAATCAATTGAAATTATTAACGAAAGAACAAATCAAAATACAAAAAACATTTCTAAAGTATTTGGTATATTGTTTGGCAATGGCAAGAAGGGACTTATTGCAGAGCATACAGAGGTTAGAGCTAATTTAATATGGATTAAGACATTATTAATCCTGAACTTAACAGCCTTAGTTGGAATGATTTTTAAGTCATTTTTATTTTAGTGTCTTTTTTTTTTGACAACAAATAGCCGATTTGAATAATTGGTTTTGGGAGGTTATTATAACATACACAACTAAAGCAGATTTTGAACTATTTAAGAAAGAATGTTGGAAATGGATTAATCGTCTTGGATTGCATAGTTGGGAATATTCATTTGTTCATGCAGATATAGATGCTAATGGAGACTGCACATCATTTAGAAATGCAAAGAGAATACTAATCAGGTTTGCAAAATCAATAATTCCAATAGATAAAACCAAATCTTTTTATATTAAAGAAATTGCTCAGCACGAAGTTTTCCATGTTTTATTAGAAAATCTCTATCATCAAGCATTTGATAGATCATATTGCGATGAAGATTATAGAATTGAAGAACACGCTGTAATACATAAACTTCAAAAAGCATTTAAAGGGGAATAATGTTTTGTTATAAAGACCGTACTTTTTGTCCATTTGATAAATGTTCTAAATTCAATACTTGTAAAACAGCTTTGACAGAAGGAGTACAAAAGGATGCTGAAAGGTGGATGAAAGACCCACCAATTTGCGTGTATGTAGATAAACCTGATTGTTATAAGGGGGGAATAAATGACTAATAAAAATAGACTGAGACTCAATAAAGGGCAATTAAAAGTTGTTAAAAAGATGAAGGGTAATAGTGATATTAAATCTTATTTACTACTTGGTTGTATGCATATACCACATTATAATAAGCGTATTGTACAAGGTATCTACGACCTTATGGACACACATAAATTTGATGGTATTGTTCTTGGTGGTGATTATCTTGATATGGGGTCTCTATCAACTTATGATAAAGGTAAGGTTAATAAAATGGGGATTACATTAGAAGATGAATATTTCGTTGCTAATCTTGTTTTAGATGAACTTGAAAGCAGATTAAAAAAAGATGCTGAAAAGGTGTTTATGTTTGGCAATCATGAAAATAGATATTGGCGTTGGCTTAACGATGTTGATAATGCAAAATACGGTGACTTAATTAATCCAATTTCTGCATTAGGTTTAAAAAAACGTAAGTGGAAAGTTTATGATAATTACAAACAAGATCAACATAAAATAGGTTCACTTCATATAACACACGGAGATTTTTGGAATATCCATGTAGCAAAAAAGACTTTAGATACTTGGAAAAGAAATATGTTGTTCTGGCATACACATAGAATCCAAATTCATCGTGAGGGTGATTATTGTGCTTATAATTGCGGTTTCTTAGGTGATATTAAATCAGAAGCGTTTAATTATGCACCGTTAAGCATGAAAATGAAGTGGGGGAATGGCTTTGCAATCGTTAATACACTTGGCAAAAGACACTATGTAGATTTAATAAACTGCGTAGGCAACGGATTCACTTACGTAGGTGTTAAATATGGGGAGTAGATAATGAATAAAGAACGATTAATAAAACAATTACAACGACATGAAGGATTAGTATTAAAACCTTATAGATGTTCCGCAGGGAAATTATCTATTGGCTATGGAAGGAATTTAGAAGATGTTGGGATAAGTAAAGCCGAAGCTAATATGTTGTTAGTAAACGATATTCATAAATGTATAGAACAGGTTGCAAAACTATTTTGTTTTGATAAGCTTAATGATGTTCGACAAAATGTTTTAATAAATATGTGTTTTAATTTGGGGATTTATGGACTAAAAAAATTTAAGAAGTTTTTAAGAGCTTGTGAATTGGAAGATTTTACTACAGCATCAGTTGAAATGCTGGATAGTATGTGGAGCAAACAGGTGGGTATAAGGGCAACGGAACTATCAAACCAAATGAGAATAGGAAAATTTCTTGACCCTAAATAATCACGCATAACGAGTCACTCCTTCGCTTCGCAATGGCAGTTCCTCTCATTATGTGCAACTTAGTTTTTCAATATATTCACAAACAATCTTTTTCCTACAGAATGGACAATATTTGTATCCATTTTTTTCAGGAGTATCTTCAAGCATAATTATTGTATTATTACAAGAAGTGCTATAATAAGAATCTTCTTCAAAATCTCTTACTTCTTTCCATTTGCACACTTTGCACACTTCGTCAGGCAACACACTATCAATATGGTCTTCATTGGCATCACATTTTGGACAAGTCCATACATCAATCAATTCTTTCTTGCGTATCATTTTAGTCCTACAAATATCACATTTTTTTTCTTTTCTGGGTTTCTTCATAAGCATTAGCAATTATATTTGCATCCTTTTTCAAAAGTTCCTTCTCATATTTCAAACAAATAATCTCTCTATCTAATTTAGCACGATTTCCGCCACCGAATACAACTCCGATAACGAAACCTACCAATAAACTACAGCCGATTTCTAATATAACCATTTGATACTCCCTCCATAACATCGCAACCTTTTCTTGCAGAAAAGCGTTTTGACGTTATGGGCTATCTTTTTCTTTCCCAAATAGTCCTGCGAATAGTGCAATAAATATAAATTGTGCTACTCCAATAAAAAAATACAAAATGATCTTCAACATATAATTACTGACCGAATATGAAACAGCCCATAACAAACGTGTCAGTGTTCTGAATGAAGGAAAAGCAAGATGAACACCGCACACGCCACACATTATACAAAACTCAGGGTCATTTGTTCCTGAGCGTCTTTTATTCTTTTCTCTGCAATCTCAAAATATTTAGCATCCATTTCTATCCCTATGAATTTACGGTTGGTGTTTATGCAAGCTACGCCAGTGCTTCCACTTCCCATTGTCAGATCAACTACTAAGTCATTTTCGTTGCTGAATGTCTTTATTAAATCTTCTAACAACAGCACTGGCTTTTGTGTAGAATGAAAACCGTCATAGTCTTTTTTGTATTTCAGAATGTTAGATTTGTATTTGCTGCCTTCCCATAAGTTGAATGTGCTGGAAAACTCATTTTTGAAATTATTGTCAATTTCTTTCAGTATGTGAAATTCAACAAACCCATCCATCTTATCAATGCAAAACATTTCTATCAATTCATTATATGTTTTTTCTGTGCATAATCCATATTGTGTTGAATCCACATAAAATGTATGCTCTGCTCTTCGATGTCCCAACATATTGTTTATCTGTTTAAGATTATGTCCAATATATTGCATTACTTTTTTGAAATATTTTCTTAATGGATGCAATGCCTCAAGTTCATGGTTTTTACTGAAAATCAAAATATCTTCCATATAGCTAACAGGGGCTTTATTTGCAAATAAACAATTAGCAAAGTGCATTTTATCCCAATACATATTATAACAGTGCGGAAGATTTGGAATTGCTTTTGATATTAATTCAGTTGTGAAAGGCTGGTTTGCAGTTAAAACCATTTTTCCATTTTTCCGCAAAAGCCTGTTTGCTATTTGCATTATTTTGTCAGTATCTATTACATTGTCCCAATTAGCATTACTTAGATGCTTATATTTTTCAAGATCACCACCAAGCCCCTTTACAGTTCCATAGGGTAAATCAGTCAGAATCAAATCCACACTTCCAGATTCTATATTTTGATTTTCA